AATACGGATGCTAAATGGGCGGCACGGGTCATAGACCTCTACAAGGCCGATACTGGTGTACCGGCAAAAAGGAAGAAGACCACAAAACCTTCTGCAGCAGACGCAGTTACTAAGACCTCCGCGAGAGAAGTAGCAACTGCAAAAGTAGACGGTAAAATGTGGAAGGCTTCCGAAATCCGTAGTCTCAAGCCGTGGGAGTTCGAGAAACTCGAAGACGAACTCGACTCTGCGCGTCGAGAGGGACGGATCGACCCTAACAACTAACCTTAACCTCAAAAGAAGGAAGGAAAGAACCAATGGCATTTGGTACTGCTGCAGGTTACGCAAACCTGCCTTCCGGTAACTTTGCACCGGAAATTTTCAGCCAGAAGGTTCTCAAGTTCTTCCGTCGTGCTTCGGTTGTAGAAGACATTACAAATACCGACTACGCGGGCGAAATTGAAAACTTCGGCGACACGGTTCGCATTATTAAAGAACCAACAGTCACTGTCTCATCGTATACACGGGGTTCCGTTGTAAACGCGCAAGACTTGGCTGACGATCAAATCACGATGGTCGTTGACAATGCAAACGCTTTTGCATTCAAGATCGACGACATCGAAGAGCGGCACTCGCACGTAAACTTCGAAGCACTTGCCACCTCATCCGGTGCATTTGCCTTGAAGCGTAAGTACGACGCGAACGTCCTGCAAGCTATCTCCGATGGCGCAGGCATCGCAGCTTCTGCTGTATCTGGCACAACACTGACTACTACTGCTGGTGCTACTACTCTTGGTACTGCAGACGCACCTATCAACATTGAGACAGACGACGCAGGCATCAACCTAATGCTTGCAATGGCCCGTCTCCTTGACGATGAGTCAGTGCCAGAAGAAAACCGCTGGTTTGTTGCACCTCCAATTTTCTACGAGAAGTGTTTTCAAGCTGGAAATAAACTTGCTGAAGTGCAGGTTACCGGTGACGCTACTTCACCACTTCGCAACGGTCTTGCAGTTCCGGGTACCCTCGCTGGTTTCCGCTGTTACAAGTCTACTGCGCTTAACAGCACAGGCGGCACAGACCAAGTTACTTTGACAGACGCATCTGCAACCCTCGCAACTGATGGTTCTGAGAATGTTGTTCTTGCAGGTCACATGTCATCCACCGCTACTGCTTCGCATATTGCGAAGACAGAAGTGGTTCGTTCAACTGAGTCGTTCTCTGACGTTATTCGTGGTCTTCACGTTTTTGGTCGCAAAGTATTGCGCCCAGAAGCTGTCGTTCGCGGCGTCGTTGACTTCGCGTAAGGGAGGGTTAAGTAAATGACCGATTATGATCATACCATTCCCGGCGGCGGCACTGTCGGACATCCCGGCAATGTTCCCCGGCCTTACATGGTCCAGTCTCGCATTTTCGATGCTGCTGACCAGAACCTGTCAGCTAACGATGTCGTCAAGATGATCGATGTTCCGGACAATACAATGGTTATTGGCGGATGTATCGACGTTCTTGAAGCAGGCGGTTCAGGCTTGACCTACGATGTGGGTCTTAGCACTGATATCGACGCTTTTGCTGATGGTGTTGACGGAAACGCTGACGCTATCTACCAGTTTAACCTCAAGGCTGCAGGCATCAATACTGTTATTGCTGCTGACGCCATTCAGGTTAAGGCACTGGGTGCAGGTGTAACTGCAGGACGCTTCCGCGTTATCGCCATCCTGTGCGATATCGGAACAGGTCCGACACAGACTGCTTCCGTAACTACGGGCACATAATACTTTTGGGGGCAGGGCAACTTGCCCCCTTTACTCTTTACTCAATTTATGTTATAAGCAATAACCTTTGCGGGGAATACACCTATGGCACGTAAAGCACCACCCAAGCCCAAGAAAAAGAAGTCGAAGGGCGCAACCCCCAAAAACAAAGCACTCTACGCCCGTGTAAAAGCAGAGGCGAAGAAAAAGTTTGACGTGTACCCATCAGCCTATGCAAATGCGTGGCTGGTCAGGACGTACAAGAAGCGTGGCGGGACGTACGCCTAAAATGGAGACATAAAATGGCACTAAAAAAAGAAACAGGCGAACGTACTATTCTTACAGTAAGGAATGGTAAAATCGTTAACAGCGGAAAAATAAAACTTCCTGACGGTACATTTAGAGTGATACCTGAAGCCGGAATTAAAAGAGTCGGTAAAAAGACGGGCGGCAAGGTTGCAGCAAAGAAAATGGCAGTGGGCGGCAAGGCTAAGAAAAAGAAATAACTATGGCTAAACCAAAGGGTGGCTTAACTAAATGGTTCAAGGAAGACTGGCGGGATGTAAAGACCGGCAAGAAATGTGGTCGCTCCGGATCAGAAAAGAAGAAACGGCCCTACCCCGCATGTAGACCAGCCAAAGTGGCCAAGCGCATAACTAAGAAAGAAGCTGCCAAGAAGACTGGGTCACGAAGAGTGAATTGGTCAGTTACGGCTTCGGGCAAAAGGAGGAAGGCCAGTGGCAAAAAAGCCTGACAACATGCCTGCCCGTAACAAGAAGAACTTTCGCCCTACAAAAAAGGGTGCGGGTATGACTGAGGCTGGGGTCAAAGCCTACCGCAAGAAAAACCCCGGAAGCAAACTGAAGACTGCGGTTACTGGCAAGGTGAAACCCGGAAGCAAGGCAGCTAAACGTCGCAAGTCGTACTGTGCGCGTTCTGCCGGACAGATGAAGAAGTTCCCGAAGGCAGCGAAGAATCCGAATAGTCGTCTTCGCCAAGCACGGAAGAGGTGGAAATGCTAACTGCATTGATTGGCCCGATCTCTAGTCTTGCAAGCACATGGCTTGAGGGCAAGGTCGAAAAGACAAAAGCCGAAACAGGCGCAAAGGTCGCAAAGGCAAAAGCCGAAGCGGTCATCATGGAAAAGAAAGCAACAGGTGAAATAGACTGGGACTTGGAAGCGATCAAGGGCAGTCAGAACTCGTGGAAAGACGAGTGGCTGGTTATTTTGTTTTCGGTTCCGTTAATCCTAGCATTCATACCCGGAATGGAAGATGTCGTATCTCATGGATTTCAACAACTGGAGCAAATGCCTGAATGGTACCAGTACAGCTTGGGCGTTATTGTTGCTGCAAGCTTTGGAGTCCGCTCGGCGACAAAGTTCTTCGGAAAGAAATAGGCGTGGCTGACGTAACATTTGAACGCATATCCAAGTGGAAGTTGTTACCCCGGTTTATGATGCTCATAATGACTCTGATGAGTTGGCGTTGTGCAGAGTGGTTTATGAACTTGGATGCCCCGACAGCAGCACAGTCCGCATTTGTAAGCGTTGTGATGGGTGCCATGACAGGTGCATTTGGAATCTGGATGGGAGGAGAGAACAGAAATGAAACGCGTTCCTAAAAAACCCAAGAAAAAAGACCTGACAAAACGTCAAAAAGAAACTATGAAAAAACATTCTAAGCACCATAGCAAAAAGCATATGGCTGCTATGAAAAAAGATATGTTGGCGGGAATGTCATTTACGCAAGCTCACATACGGGCCAAAAAGAAGGTCGGCAACTAGATGAAGTATAACACATCTCATTTTCTAGACAAGTTGATTGCACACGAGGGTTTGGTCCTTACTGTGTACCAAGACACGTTGGGTATCGACACAATAGGTATCGGACGCAATCTCAAGGATCGCGGCATCAGTAAAGAAGAACTGGATCACATGGACATCCCTTCAATGGACGTGATTTATGAACACGGTATTACGGAAGCGGATGCACGTTATCTTGCCATGAATGACATCAAGATCGTCGAAGAAGAGTTGTGTCGGGTAAAGCCTGTCGTTAACGACTTAGATTCGGTGCGTCAGTTGATCCTGATGGATATGGCTTTCAATATGGGTGTACCACGCTTGTGTAAATTTAAGCGCATGTGGAATGCGATAGAAGAACGAAAGTTTGACTCCGCTGGACTAGAGATGCTCGATTCCAGATGGGCGAAGCAAGTCGGTTCGCGGGCCACGAAGCTTTCGGACGCTATGGTCAAGGGGGAGTTTTAATGTCTTTAGAAATTTTTGAAAAAATGACCATGAAGGAATTACTTGCTGTCGCACGTAGCGTAGGTTTTTCAGCTAAAGACAGCGACGGTAAACTTTTGGATAGAGATACATTGATTGACTCTCTTCATCAGTTTGAGGGTGCGGGCATGTTCGAAGGTATGCGTAGAAAACAAGCTATGGGTGGTAAGATATACTCTAAGTCACAGCCTCGTAGGGCACACGGCAGTGGAGAAAAAACGCATGGCTAAAGGTCGCATAGCTGCCGAAAGTGCTGAGAAATCTGGGGGCATTAATTTTCGGACGCTATGGTCAAGGGAGAGTTCTGATGAGCGGAGCTAGAGGAAGAAAAGCGCAGGACAGTGCAGAAACAACTTTAACAACAGATCAAAAGGCATCTTTAATTGCAGGAGGACTGACTCTAGGTTTGGCTACTGCAGCCTCTTCTGTAATGCTGCCCTCGATTTTAGAAGAAAGAAGGCGAAACAGAAAGCGTCGTAAAGACGCAGCTATGAAACCCGGAAGTGATATCAAACCTATCAAGCCAAGTAATTGAAACACGTCTTTCTCCTGTTCGTTTTCTTGGGGATTGGGGAGGACAAGCGACAAGTCAGCGGCGACATGTACTTTCGCGATTTAAACGATTGTGTGTGG